TATTTTTTTTAAGTTTTAATTAAACCTCTTGGTCATTGTGGCTTTTTTGTTGGTTCACAAATGATAATCTTCTATCTTTCATTATTTCTTTAGCTTCTTGTTTTGTTATTAATCTCCATCCGTTAGCAAAACTCAAAGACGTACAGCTTCGTATTCCATGTGGGTTATTCTCTTCTATTTTTGAATCATTAATTAAATAATTACCTTTTTTTGTTATTCTAATTTCTAAAGTTAAAGCCCAACTAAGATAATTCTCTCCTGCAAGTTTTTTATCTTCTTCTATTTTATCTAGTTCAGGTTGATTGGAATAAATGATTTTACTGTCATTAATTTCAAACCAGTTTTTTGAAAATTCTATTTTAGTTTCCATAGTTATAATTTTATTTTTTAGTTATAGGCAAATATACAACCAACAAACGGATAAACAAACAACTTAAATGTTAAACTTTGTAAATTCTTTTTCATACAATCCGATAAACTCGTTGGCTTGGTTGCGTAACTCTATTCTGTGCTCTGCATTATAGACTAAATCTTTCTTCTTAAGTATTAGTCTAAACTCTTTAGCCTTGGCAAAGGCTTCTATGTAGTCAATCTTTGCGTGTCGTTGTTTGCTTTGTCGTAAGGTCTCGCAGAAATCAGCGTATTGTTGTCCGTACTTTCTTATTAGTCCTTTATAATACTTTAGGTCTTCGCCTCCTTTAAAGCTGTTAGAGTTGCGAGATTGTAAATGTATATTATGAAGATTCAACGATGTTTGTCTGTTTGATCCTGAGCTTATAAAATGTCCTGCATCAGTTGCAAAAGCATCTACATTAGCAATACAGTCTTGCTCTTTGTCTATTATTCTTACTATCTCGTTTATCGCTGGTTGAAGGTATTGTTTTCGGTAAGCGTCTTTTGATAGCAAGTCAATCTTCTTTTCCTGAGTCTGCTTTTGTTCTTTTATTCTTACGTCTTTTTTGGCTTGTGGTATTGTAACCTTCTTAATATACTCGCCACCTGCTTCTGTGCTATGCGCCCACTGAGAAAAACATTTCTGGCATAAACCATACCTAAAAATATGCTTAGGCTCTCCGCATCCTTCATAATGTTCTACTCTGTAGTTACCTTTGCATATCTTTTCTTTCATGGTTTTAGTTTTAATTGTTTTTTGCAACATATAGCGCATTGACCAGTCCATTTAGAACCTTTTTCATGTGTAAATGTTTTCATAAAAAACTTTAAATTAACTTTTTTGCAAAGAGAAACGCCATTAATATAATAATGCTCTCTACCCCTTGTACTTATGTCTATTGACCATCCGTAATTCATAATAAAAAATTAAGTCTCTGTGCAGATTCCTTACACATATCTATATTTATTTCACTTCCTAAATATTTTCTGTTATAAATTTTAGCTACCTTTGCAGTAGTTCCACTGCCTATAAACGGATCATAAACAATATCATTTTCTTTTGAAAAGTTAGTTATTATTTTCTGTATAAGTTCTTCTGGGAAAGTTGCACCATTATTTAAAGAAACTTTTTTACCTTTTTTAATTTTCCAAACGTTACTCATTTCACCTCTTAAGAAATTAGAATTTGTAAACTTTCTAGATATAGGATTATCTCCTAGTATTAATATTATTTCATTTTGTGAGTTCATTACATCGCTTTGCATTGCTGGTTGTGCGTTTACCTTATCCCAAATAATAATATCTTTTATTTGTTCATTAAATTCGCCTATAATTTTAAAAAAAGCTCTTTTACTTCCTGTTACAACTTGAAAATTATAAAAGACTATTTTACTAACTCTAATCAATTCTTTTAATATTTTACAATGTTGTTTATAAAATAAATCTATAGGTAAATTGTCGCTAAAGCCTTGGTATTTTGTGCTAAATTCTTTAACGATTTGTCTACTTATATACTTTCCATTGCTAATTCTTAGATTCATATTATAAGGTGGAGAGGTAACAGTTAAATCAATAAAGTTATCTTTAATTCTTGACATTGTATCTAAACAGTCTTCGTTGTATATTTTGTTTACTTCCATAGTTATTTTCTAAGTGATGTTCCTTTAAGTTCAATTATATTAAACATTTGGAACAGTCTATCATGCACCCTAAAGCCGTACTTCTGCCCTAGGTAGTCTAGCGTCTGTTCTAAGCTTCCGCTTTGATCGTTATAGTTCATAGTAGCAATAGTCTTAGGTAAATCTATTGAACGCTTCTCAAACATTTCTTGAAAGAGATTTACTTTTCCGTAATTGCTTGCTTCTCTCTCGGTTGTTAGATCATCAAAGTATCGTGTTGCCTTTGTATATTTATTCCAGAAGTTCTTTTTTTCTTCTGCAGTATTTAATCCTTCGTACTCACTAACTACATCATTACATGTAGAAAAGCCAAATAAAGGCTTGTAACGGGTTATTGGTTGCAAGTTACCCTTTATGTCCAGTATAGATTTAACGGGCGTTGTACAGCCTGTAAATAGCATATTATGTACTGCCTTAAATGTAGAAGTCTTACCGCATCCTGTGCCACCTACAACTAGCAAGCCTTTGTTTAGGTCTGGGTTTGATATTGTTTTGTTTAGTATTGGCGAATCAAAAAACATTTCATCTTTAAAAAAGTATGCCAATAAAGTGTAAATTAATATTTTAGCCTCTCCATTGTTTGCTTTTGGATAAAATTCTTTTTTATTTTCTATAATGTAAAAATCTAAAAACATCTTATACAAATGCGATAAGTTTGCATCTGCATACTCTGGCAATTCTACTTTCTTGTCTTGTATGCTCTCAAAGTAATCAGCAACCTTTGCCTTTTGTTCTGGGCTTAATCCTCTGTCTGTTTCGTACTTTTTGATTTGTCGCTTCTCAACGTCTGTTAACTCTGATTTGTTAATGATTGAGTTGTACTTGTGATTACCAATTTCTTTGTCGTTCATGGTTTTAGTTTTTAAACATTGTTGTTTGTGTTTATATTTTATTTATTCTTTCTTCGGCAATATTAAAATAACCTTTATCCATTTCTATTCCTATTCCGTTTCTGTTTAGATTCTTGCAAGCCAACATAGTTGAGCCACTACCCATGGTGAAATCTAAAACCGTTTCTTGTTCGTTGGTGTAGGTTTTAATTAAGTACTCCATTAATTCAACAGGTTTTTGCGTTGGATGTTTTGTATTTCTTTCAACAACATTAAAATTTAATACTCTTTTAGGGTATCTTTTACCATAAGAATCATTTCCTTTTCTATTGTCTTTACCGTATCCATCAAAACTACTTTTACCGCTTTTAGACTTATAAGGTAATCCGTAAGTAAATTGTGGATTATATAAACATTGTTTTTTATAAAATAAACTTATGTTTTCATAATTATTCATAGGCATTCTTTTAGCGTTTAAATGCCCTGTACCTTTTGGTTTTTCCCATATCCAATCATATTTAAAATTCTTAATATTTGACATTCTTAAAGCAGAACTAAAAGGTTCACTACCAAATAATACTATTGCACCGTTAGGCTTTATAATTCGGTTTAGTTGCTCCCACATAGGATCAAAAGGAATAACAGAATCCCATTTGCATGCAGTTGTTCCGTATGGTGGGTCCGTGATAATCGCATCAATAGAACCGCTTTCAATGGTTTTCATTAATTGCAAACAATCTCCTAATCTTAAATCTATCATAGTTTCTATTGTGTTGGTCTGTTAGTTTTAAGTTGAAACGCTGGCTTATCTTTACCAGCAAAATCTGTTTCTGCTCGTGCTATCCAATTTGATGCAGCAGCTTTCCAGTTCTTCATCTTTGCTTTTCCTACTATCCATCCTTTAGATTCGTAGAAGTTAAACATTTTCTCACTTTCTTTTTTTGCGAAACTTTTTTCTTTGTTTTTTTCTAAAGTCATATAATTAAATATATCTTCTATCGTAGGAGGAACAAAGCGAGCGTTTTTTTTCCTACTCTCTTTAGTATTAATTGTAGTATTATATTTTGTAGTATTATCCTTTAACTTTTCTTCAATAGGGGTATATAACATTTCTTCTATACCCTCTTTAACTAAACTTAAATACCTATGTAATATTTCTTTAGTACCCTCCCTGTAAATTAATTTGATATCTAAGTAACCTAATTTGACTAATTGTGAAACCCATTTGCTGATTGAAGTATTAGAAACACCGTACAAGTTAGCGAAATACGCATTTGTAGACCAGCAGTAGCCCTTAGCGTTTGTAAGGGCTGTTATCTCTGCATATAATAATTTTGCGTTAGCTGTGAGTCTCTTATCGTATCTTACATCAGCAGTTAAGATAGCGTAGTAGTTTGGCTTTTGTTTCTTGTCTTCCATGGCTTATTTGTTTTTAAGCTCGTAATAAGCGTTAGCCAACTCTTCTTCCAATTGTTTAATTCTTTCGCTTAGTGTTATTATCCAAGCTTTGTCATTTTCTCTTGTATTTTCCATAATATTTATTGTATAAAAAAACCGCTTTAAATCTGAGCCTTCGACCTCTCAGAAATAAAACGGTTTTACTATTTTTTTAAGTTGCTTCATGTCGAAGGCTGCAACTGAACTGCTAATATACTACTTTTAAATGGTTTACATGTAATTATTAACCAAATATATCATCATCATCTATATCAAAATCAGATACATCTGCTTTTGCGATACCTTCTATCTTCCAACCTTGTAAGCTGTTAAAATACTTTGTTTCTCCTTGTGGCGAATCCCATGACCTTCCGTTAATATTTATAGAGACTTCCAACTCATCGCCTATATTGTGACCATCTATAAGCGAGCACTTATCTTTTATGAACTCTATTAAGATTGACTGTGGGTAAGTTTCAACGGTTTCAATTACAATCTCACGCTTTGTAAATCCGTTGTTTCCAAATTCTTTTGTCTCGCCTTTAATCTTTAACTTTCCTTTAATTGTTGCCATAATGTTTATTTGTTAATGCTCCCTAGTTTTAATAAGGAATAGTTAATTTTCCAGTCTTCTTTTTGATTAAGTTCTATGTACTTTCTGGCGACTGTAAACCAATAGCAAGAACTTTCTTTTAGTAGCTTTTCAGACTTTACTTTTCCCATGCGGTACAAGCCTTTTATGTTATCTGAGATGTCACCCATTATCATTTGTTGCCAAAATAAAAAACTAGCGTCGTCATCTGTAAGATAGATAGGTTCTCTTTGCTTGAAACTTTGCTCGTAATAACCGTTCTCATCTAAGATATAGTTACCGTCAAAGTCTTTGTCCTTTTGCTTGTAATAACTCCAATAGAAGCCCCCTATTATCTTAAGGTCTTTGTCTGGACTTACTACTATACAATTCGCTTTGCCTAGCTCTACGGCTCTTATAGCGATCAAGTCATCAGCTTCTAACGTATCGGAGAACTTAGCATCGTTAATAATGTAGTGATTCCTAAGAAGCCAAACATAATTGTTACGCTTACGATCACCTTTGTAACTAGGCGCGATTGCCTTACGAAAAGAGTTTGTGCAAGTAGTAATATAAAGTTCTGTTTCGCTTATATCCTCAAACATTACAGAATCTAAATATTCTATGATTTCTAAGACTTGCTTTTCTACTCGGTTGATCCCTTGGTTATAGACCTCTTCTAGTAACCATTGCTTAGCCCCTTCTTTTCCGTACAAATTCAAAGCCTGTCGCATCTGTGTTATAGATACGACCTTGTAAACGGCTTTGTAAAGTATTGAATCTAAGTCAATTAAGGCTATCATGATACAAATTCTAAACCTCTAAGAGTAAATAATTTACCAGCATCTTTTGAAAGTTTATATTTAGAATTGCTTTTATACAACGCTGTTAAATCTTCTTTGTTAAAAACAGTTATAAGTTTTGCTTTGAGGACTTTCATGTCTTGATCTGTAAATGCTTTCGCTACTGGCTTACTTTGCTCACCTCCTGCATCTGTGTCTTTGTCTGTTACAATGCCAATCATTGAGCTTAAAGCGTATCTACGAATATAGGAAACGGCACTACCAAGAACTTGAAAAGCATTCATCTTTGCTAGTTGTACGTCTTGAGGAATATTTGTTAACGATCTTATTTCTTGACCTGATTCTACATGAAATAATATTGTTTCTATTTGGTTTTCGTGTAGTAATTGAGTAAAGCCTAATCCGTTCTTTTTTAGTAATGGATTAATGACTGCAAAGATAGTCGGAAGGTCTGAATAAGAATAACCATAGCCTTGCGTTGCCTTGTGTATTACTGGTACTTCTTGTTGAAAATTGGCTAATGCCTTGTAAATCTCTTTCATAGTTTCTAGTTTTTATTAATCGTTTAAATCTGCTTCTGCACAATTACTATCGCAGTAAGTTCTCTCGCACTCTTCGTCACAAAATGCGCATCTGTTTTCTAAGTCTTGGTCGTCTTCTGGATTAGTCCATCCCATAATTTAAGGTTTTAGTGTGTGTAAATATAAGCATAATAAACAGATATG